AAGCACTTGCTAGTGATCGTGCTGCGTATCGTTTGGCTGACCAGTTTGACCAAGACGTTCTTGGTTACATGTGTGGCTTTAAGCAGTCTGCGCTTCACAGCGTTGCTGATACAGCTAACACAACTGTCAACGGCTCAAAGGCTATTTCAACAGCAGGTTCTAACGAACTTCTGACTGAAATGCAAGTTGACGCTAATGACTTTGGTGGTTCAGCTAACAATGGTATTGGTATTCAGCCACGCTTGCCGGGTGCTTCTGCAGTACCGGGTTCAGGCAATGCTAACCCAACCATGATTATTGCTCGTATGGCTCGTAAGCTAGACCAGCAAAATGTTGATACACAAGGCCGTTGGCTTGTTGTAAATCCAGTTTTCTTGGAAATCTTGAAAGATGAAGATTCAAAACTTCTGAACCAAGACTACGGTGAAACTGGTGGACTTCGTAACGGACTTGTTGTTAATAATCTGCATGGCTTCCAAGTGTATGTTTCTAACAACCTACCAGAAATCGGAACAGGTTCTGCTACTACAGGTGGCACAAACAGTTCCAACTTTGGTGTGATTGTTGGTGGACATTCATCTGCCGTTGCTACTGCAGAGCAAATCAACAAGACTGAGACATATCGTGACCCTGACAGCTTTGCTGATATTGTTCGTGGTATGCATTTGTATGGGCGCAAGATTCTCCGACCAGAGGCTCTTGTTAATGCCCGGTTCTGTCTAGTGTAAGGGAGATTGAATTATGGCTTTAGGTGATAATACTACTTCCGTAGCACGTGGCAATGACGCACGGGGACGCAAGCCTTACTTGCTTTCAGCAGAGTTGAACCTTGCTACTGCTGCAAGTGATAAAGGTACGGCCCTAGCTGCTAACGATGTTATTCCGGGTTTGACTATTCCTGCGAATACCCTCATCATGTGTGCTGGTCTTGAAGTTACTGAGGCACATGCTGGTACTTCAACCGACACTGACTTTGATTTTGGTATCACAGGTGGTGACTTGGACAACTTCGTTGACGGTTTTGACTTCGATGGCGCATCAGTAGGTGACTATGCTTTTAAGGCAGGACAAACTCCTGTTCTTATTGGAGGCACTTCTGACACCATCGACATTGAAATCCAAGCAATGACAGGTACAACAACAGGTGGAAAACTCCGCATGTTTGCTGTCTGCATGGACGTAGATGACCCCGGTGACTTGACTGCTCAAGAAGTAACCCGCGATACACTCGCATAAATAAAGAGAAGGGGCAGGGTAACTTGCCTCTTCTTCTTCACATAAAGAATAGGATATCTAATGGCTGATTTTCTTACCATTACAAATAAAGTGTTAGCTAGATTAAATGAAGTAGAGTTAACATCTACTACGTTTTCTTCCGCACGAGGTATTCAAACACAAACTAAAAACGCTGTTAATGAGGCAGTTAGATATATTAATCAACGAGAATTTAATTATCCTTTTAATCATTCTACAGATACCGAAACATTAGTAGCAGGTACTGTTAGGTACAGCATACCAACTACTGCTAAGACAGTAGACTATAATACTTTTAGATTAGTCAAGGATGAAGATTTAGCTACGGCTGGTGGCAGATTATTAAAACTAGATTATAACGAATACGTAAATTTATACATTACACAAGAAGATGAAATTGTTACAACAACACTAAACGGTTCTCACTCTAGTAGTGTGACTACTCTTACTTTAACCTCGACAACAGGTTTTTCTACTACAGGTAAAGTACACATAGGAAATGAAATCGTTACCTATACAGGTATACTGGGTAATGACTTAACTGGTTGTACACGTGGTGCAGAAAGCACTACTGCATCTGCACATGCAAGTGGTGTTCAGGTAGCACAGTTTGAACAAGGTGGTGTCCCTACTCACGTAGTTAGAACACTAGACAATAACTATTTACTTTATCCATATCCAGACAAACAGTATACAATTAAATACGACTTTTTTACTTTTCCTACTGACATGTCGGCTCACGGAGATACAACAACTATTCCTGATAGATTTACACCAGTTATTGTAGATGGTGCTACAGCGTATGTCTACCAGTACAGAGGTGAAGCACAACAATACGGAATTAACTTTGCTAGATTTGAGCAAGGTATCAAAAATATGCAAACCCTATTAGTAAATAAATATGAATATGTACGCTCTACATATATACCGTATACTGGTAACTCTAGGGGTTCTAGTAACGTAAGGGCAAGCTAAATGGCTAACACTATACCTTTTGCCTTTACTTGTGAAGGTGGTCTTGTGCTAAACCGTTCCACGTTTATTATGGAACCGGGATTTGCTTTAGAGTTAACAAACTTTGAACCAGACATTGAGGGTGGTTACAGACGAATAAATGGATTTAGGCCGCACGTAAATCAAATAGTGCCTGAAGATGCTTCCTCTGCTGAACCAGTTTTAATGGTTGCATTATTTAACAATTTTGTATTGGCTGCAAGAGGTAGAAATATATTTAGTTCTGCTTCAACAGAATTAACGGGTGCTATAGCATCTACAACAGCCATGACTGGTTCTGGCACTATTAATGTGGACAACACTACCTCGTTTAGTTCTAGTGGAACTTTACAAATTAATTCAGAAGTATTTACGTACACAGGAAAGTCTGCCACCGCTTTTACAGGCGTAACTAGAGCAGCTAGTAGCACCACTGCTGCCGCCCATATTGCTACGGACGTAGTTTCAGAATCATGGACTTCTATAGATAGTGGTAGAACAGGCGCAATTAAATATAATTTTGAAAGATTTAATTTTGATGGCACAGATAAAATAGTGGTTGTAGATGGGGCTAACGCTCCAACTGTATTTAACTCTTCTTTAAGTGCCACTGATGTTAGCACAAGTAGTGTCGAGGGTTCTAAATTTGTAGTATCATTTAAGAACCACATGTTTTATGCTGGTAAATCTAGCACTCCTCAAGAGGTAGTATTTAGCGAACCATTTAATGAAGATGGTTTTAATAGTGGTAGTGGTGCTGGAAGCATCAAAGTTGACGACACTATTACGCAACTAAAAGTTTTCCGTGACGATTTATTTATTTTTTGTGAAAATAGAATATTTAAATTATCAGGAACATCTAGTTCAAATTTTGCAGTTACAGCGGTTACTCGTGACATTGGATGCATTAATGGATTTACAGTACAAGAATTTGCAGGTGACTTAATCTTTCTTGGCCCTGACGGTTTACGAACTATTGCTGGTACAGCTAGAATTGGTGACGTTGAACTTGGTACAATTAGTTCTAATGTTCAGTCCATATTCAGAGAAAACTTAGATGATGCAGATAATTTTGACTCTTTAGTTATTCCTGACAAAACACAGTATAGAATATTTTTTAGTAAAGATGGAACAGAGCCAGCTACATTTGGTATAATATGTGTTATGAAAGGCACAGGTTTTGAGTTTGCTCAAACTAAGGGTATAAAACCTGCATGTACAGATTCCGTAGTTGAAAATGGTGATGTAGTTCCGGTTCATGGTGGATTTGATGGATTTGTGTATAGGCAAGATATAGGTAATACTTTTGATGGTGCTTTAATTAAAGCAAAGTATAGAAGTCCTGATCTTACTTTTGGAGACCCCGGTGTGCGTAAGTACATGCAAAGGGTCAATATCAACTACGCACCTGAGTCAACTATTGATGCTGACATGTTTGTACGGTATGATTATGAGGCTGCAGGTTCAAGTAGGCCAGCAGCTTATCCGTTAGATAGTTTAAATGTAGCAGGTGTCTATGGAACATCTACTTACGGAACAGCAGCATATGGAGGACCATCTCAGCCAATCGTACGTAAATCTGTAGAGGGTTCAGGATTTGCTGTAGCATTGAGAGTAGAAGATGGTGCTACCAGTACAGGACCATATTCGTTAAAAGGATTTCAAATGGAATATCAATTAGGGGCTAGACGTTAATGGGTGCAACATATACAAGACAATCCACGTATTCTGATGGCGATACAATTACCGCATCAGATACCAATGATGAATTTGATCAACTAGTAGCAGCTTTTGCAGCTAATACGGGGCATACACACGATGGCACAGCAGGAGAAGGTGGGCCTATTACTGCACTTGCCACAAACACAATTACATTTGGAACAGGTTCAGATACAGATATTGCAATAACCTTTGATGCAAACACTAATGATGGTGTGTTAACATGGAAAGAAGATGAAGATTACTTTGAATTTTCAGATGATGTTTTACTTAGTAGTACAGAAAAAATTCAATTTGGTGATACTGCATCTTTCATACAACAATCATCTGATGGCGTTTTAAGAATTGATGGTGAAGCAACCATTGATTTAAATGCCTCTACAGCAGTAACAATTAGTAACGACTTAAAACTAGACAGTGATTCCGCTGTTCTAGGTTTTGGTGCTGATAATGATGTAACTTTAACACATGTAGCAGATACTGCTT